GATGCTTCACCGATAGCAACCTTTTTATAAACACCATCTTCCATGCCTTTGATGACTGCATGTCTACCAACATACTCTTCGATAGCACACCCCATTGCATCATCAATGGTGGTTGCGTTAGGATCAACAAGGAAGTTACGTGGATTGATAGGTTTTAAGTCTACCGATACTCTATAGTTAGTGTTAACACCAATCATAGCCAATCCAGGCTGTGCTGTAGGCTGTGTTGCTGGTGATAGACTCTTCTTTTGTTTGACAATGATTTCACCGATACCAGTACCGTAGATCTCTGCTAAGGTCATGATCTGACCAATGTTCTTACGTACTTTATCTTTCTTGAAATCTTCGGACAACAAAGACTTCATCTTTTCAACATCAGTTTTATCCTGATCGCTAATGTCATCGCTGATGTCAAAGAATACACCTTTAGCGAACACAGCTTCTTCAAGATCAGCTTGTTTGTTATCTACTGCTTGCTGTAGGGCAGGGCTAATAAGCCTTGAACGCTCAGAATCCCTTGTTTTATCCTCATCAGCATAAAGACCTCGCCAGAGACGCTCATACTCATCCCAGCGATCCATGTAGTTCTCATCCCTGTAGTTACGCCAATCGTTACAACGATCCATGACGAAGGCTACTAAGGCATTCTGAGGTGTGATTTCAGATTCAAATTTCATTGTCACCAACCTATTGTTGTGTCTAGGACTTCGTACTCTTCTTCATTCAAGTTCTGATTCCAATCTGCTACCTGTATTTGATCAATGTAACTAACAGCATCTATTAAGTCATCATGAGTCTTGCTATCAGGAAACTGCATCAGTTGGTCTATAAACTTGTTATTCCAATCAGCTTCTTTCAGTACAATCCTACCGTGTTCAAATCGTCCTTGTAGTGACCAAACAATCCTATCTGTCTTCTTCTTATTACCGTGTGTTAACTCTTCAATACGAGGATAGTAGTTCAATCTCCTCATCAGATCATTCATGTAAGGCATTACTGCATTCTTCAGTGCACCTTTCTCAATCCCTACAGCATTGACTCTGTAGTCCTTAGCAGCCTTTAGTATCCTCACTGCTGTTTCTCGGACATCCCATCTACCATACTGTATATCAGCTACCCACCAACCTTTAGTGTTAACCTTAACAATGGCTATTGCTGTTTCATCCAACTTAGAGTTTTTCGTCTTGTTCGCCTGAGATGAATCCGTAAAACCACAAAGATCCACCGCAATGAAGTAGTTACCATCTTCAGGTTCTTCGTCAGTAATTTTAATCCATTCATCTTTGAAGATCTCCGACTGTGCAGCCTCAAACGATGCCATAAACTCTTGTCTGAAAGCAAAGCTAGACATTGATCCTCTAGCAGCTTCAATCTCTTCAGGGTCTAACAATGGATTATCAAAGCTAGTGAAGTGCCATGCCTTGTAATGCTGATCCTTACCACTATCACCTAGTTTATACAGTTCATAGAAATGATTTCTACCCATTGGTGTTCCGATGAACATTGCTCTACCCTTCTGATCCGCTAATGCAGGTCTAAGGATTTGTTCGAACACCTGTGGTTTCATGTCTGCATACTCATCCATCACTAAGTATTTAAGACTAACACCACGCATTGTCTCTGGTCTATCAGCACCCTTTAGCGATATCATTGCTCCATTCACCAACGTAATCTGCATATTGTTAACATGACTACCTTTGATGACTGGGTGTCCTAGTTCTAACAGCGTAGTCCACATAATATCTCTAGCTTGTCCCTGCGTTGGTGCTACATACCAGACATGACCTTTATCAGTCTGTAGAGCCTCTATGATCAGTGTCCAAGCTGCTAACCTTGACTTACCTGTACGTCTACCAGCAGCGATGATCTTAAACCTTACAGGGTCTTTGAAGACCTCTTGCTGCCACGGTAGTAACTTAACTTGTAGATCCATCGTCTTCTTCTTCTTCGTAGTCTATCAAGGTAGTTTCTACTTCAACAGGTTCATGTTCAATCATCTCTACTGGATTATCATTCACTCCAGTGATGTTGATGGTAATGGCTCTAGAGCCTCCACCAGCACCTTTATCCTCAAAGTAACTTACTGGCAACATCCTATCAACACATAGCTTTAGCGCTGCCATCTGATCCTTATCCTCATCATTAAGAGCCTTATGTACTATCTTTCTGATGATAGCCTGTGAGTGTGTCAGCAACAGTGAAGCTGTTAGTTCTTTAATCCTTGCTGCTTCACCAGGAGGTCTACCTCTTTTAGGTCTCTTAATGTACTTCTGTACTTCTTCCTTCTTAGGTCTTCCTCTTTTCCTCTTTTTGACAGCCACTTTCTTTTCTTCATTGACTGCCACAACATCCTGGCTGACCGATGAAGGTAGCGAACAAAGATCAGATACTACTTCAGTTTTAATTTCGGACATCACTACCTCTATATAGTTTCTCTGCCGAAGGCAGGACTGTAGGGTGTATATAATTCTATCTACAATGTAGTGTATGACGTTTAGTTATATGTCTATTACTAAATGGTTCTTATACAATGTTTTGTTCATAGCCTACATAGAAGGACTTATTGTAGCATACAAAAGATATTGTTGTAAAGTGTCTTGACTACTACTGTAGGGTTATTGTCAGTGCAGACTGTGTTTTAACCAGTGCAGATTCAGTGCAGACTACACACCAATCAAGGCTTTAGCGGGACTCCATTAACATGGTATCTTAGGCTCCGCAGAGGCTTTATATATAACCTATTGATTCTTAAGAGATTTCTTAATAGTAATGGATTATCATTAGTATTGTCTATTTTGCTCTTTTTTGTGTCTAAGGAGCTTTCCTATTTAGCTTTTTTTTAAGGCTAGGTAGCACCACAACAATCTTCACCACTACTACACCCCTCCCCCGTCTATCGAGAATGATTCTCATTTGAGATTCTATGCTGTCTGTGAAGTCTGTGCAGATGAGAATAATTCCTATTTGAGATTCTATCCAGGCTAGGTAGACTATGCAGATGAGAATGATTCTCAATTGGTAATCTATGCTGATTGCTGTGCTGGTAACTGTGCAGGCTGTGTAGGTACATGTGTGTACTGATGTAGCACCCTACAATGACACTTGGTTGATCTGTGCTGGATCTGTGCCGCCAGTGCAGATGTTCCACGTGAAACTGTTGTATTCGAACAACACTACCGTTTATCCTTGGTTATTGTCCGTTCATCCAGATAGGTGCAAAAACCTATTGAAATATGTTCGGAAAGTCTATAAGATGGTTTTCATCGCAACCAACAAAGGATTAACTATCATGTCAGTAAAAATCAGCATCACGTCTAAGCTTGATGGAATTCGATCATGGTCGCTTCAGGCATTGGATACTTGTCCTGGTTCAAAGGCTAGCGATGGATCCTTAGTTGATGCTTGCAAAGGATGTTATGCAACTACTGGTAATTATCGTTACCCTAACGTGAAAGCGCCTAGAGAATTTAACCGTGAAGACTGGCAGCGTGATAGCTGGGTTGATGATATGGTTAGCGCATTAGACTCGGACAGATATTTCCGTTGGTTTGACTCTGGCGATATGTACACAATCAAGCTTGCAGAGAAAATGCTTGAGGTCATGAAACGTACACCCTGGGTCAAACACTGGCTGCCGACTAGAATGCACAAGTTTCCTAAGTATCAATCGATCTTAGAGCAAATGGATGCACTGCCGAATGTGGTTGTTCGTAGGTCATCAGATTCCGTTATCGGCGAAGTACTTGATGCACCATGGTCCAGCACTATTGCAGAATCCTACAATGATGATAGCATCAGTGTATGTCCAGCGTATCAGCAAGACGGTAAGTGTAAAGGTTGTCGAAAGTGCTGGGACAAATCAATCCCAGTTATCGGTTATGCTGCCCATGGTCAAAAAATGTCCAAAGTTATCAGACTTAAACTTGCAAAGGGTTAACCATGTCAAAGTCTAATGATGTTATCTTAGTCTTAGGTGGTGCATTGTTCGGTGCACTGTATGCTGCAATGATTTTCTTTTCACTATGAGGCTTTCATGGAATTTAAGATTGTCGGTTACTTGTTAACCTATAGATACCCAGAGTATTCAGGTCTCACACACCTAGATCGATTTGATACACTGGCGAAAGCTGAAGAGTATGCTGAGACTTCAGAGCTAACTGAGTACGTTATCAACCCCATTGTTGACTTATCAGGGGATTAGACCATGACAACCATACTTAAGAAGTCTGAAATACTCTATGATTGTACTAAGAGAGAATTAGACTATGCAATCTAATGACCTTGTATTGTATCTTGGTGGCAGTGCTTTCGGTGTATTGTTCGCTGTACTTATCTTTTTAGGGGTTTAACATGTATTG